GTGCAATGTTTAAGTTACAAACTGCAGAAAAAAGTGCTGGAGATAAAACTTGGCATGTTTACAAACCATCTATGGTTAGAATGCTAGATGTCTCTAACGAGAAAGACGCTGCAATCTACATGATGGGTCAGGAGTTTCATAAGCAAGTATCATCAGGTTCTACAAAACCTGAGTATGATAAAGGTAGTGAAACTAAACAAGAAGAAATTATCTAATTGTTTGACGAAACAATGGTAGCTACAGAGAACGGCAACGGGAGACTGGGGCCGTTCTCAAACAACAGGATGACACATGAAAGAGTACATAGAATATTTTACAGGATTACAAAGAAGTTATGGTGTCTGTAAAGTTGATGATGGATACATCGACGAAGTAACAGGCAAAAAGAAGTGGAAACATGAATGGGCTAAGAGTCCCGTCACTGATCAAGACTACGAAAACCACATAAAAGGAATTAAATCAATAGGCATACAACCTTGTACTGACGATGGTATGGCAAGGTTTGGTGCAATAGATGTAGATAAATATCCTATTGATAAAAAGTTTTATCTTGATGTCATCCAGGATAAAGACCTGCCAATTATACCTGTCCTATCCAAAAGTGGTGGATTACATTTATATGTATTCACCACTAGGTGGGTTAAGGCAAAACAGATTAGAAGTTTTTTAGAAGACTTATTATTTGTTTTTAAATTACCGGCATCAACAGAAATATTTCCAAAGCAAACACAACTTGTATCAAGTGATGGTACAGTATCAAATGGTAACTTTATTAATTTACCTTACAATGGTGACGATCGAAAAGCATTAGATGTTGATGGAACAACAATGCCTTTTGAAAGATTTGTAAAAACAATAATGTTAAATACTGTAGATCCAAGTCAATTTAAAAAAATAAAAGAAGATTTAATTTATGCAGAACTAAAAGGTGGTGGTGAAGAATTTGAAGATGGTCCACCATGTTTACAAAAATTAACTAAAGAACAAATGAAGTTTACAGATGGTCGAGATAGATTTTTATATAATTACATGGTATTTGCTAAGAAAAAATATCCAGGTGATGATACTTGGAAAAAAATGATAGTAGAAGCAGGTAGAAAGTATTTTTCTTTAGATCACAATTGGACTGATGATCACATTAAAAGTAAAATAAGTGGATGGGAAAAACAAAAGAAAGGTTTTACTTGCAGTGATCCATTACTAGAACCACACTGTATGAAAGCTTTGTGTGTAAAAAGAAAGTATGGTGTTTTATCTGGCGAAAAAGAAAATTATCCAACGTTAAATAATTTACAAAAAATAAATCTACAACCAAATCCGGAATGGAGAATTACAGTAGAACATCCTGACGAAGGAGAAACTATACAATTACATTTAAAGAATACATACAAACTAACTCAAGTGCATGAGTTTAAAACAGTATTATTTGAACAAGCTTTGATTGTAGCACCACCAATAAAACAAGAACAGTTTGATTTAATTTTAAAATCAATAAGTACAAAAGATAAAATAGAAATAATAGAACCTGCAGCAGGTACAAGTCCTTTAGAAATATTACAAAAATTATTGGAGAAACATATATACGGGGCTCAGGCAACAAGCTTTATGTCATTTTCAAGTGGTAGACCTTTGGTTGACGATAAATTTGCATGGTTTGTGTTTGATAAATTCTATGACAAATTAAAAAATGAAGAATGGAAATATGAACCACAGAAAACATCTTATATGATTGAAAGACAATTATATAATCATGAGGATAAAGATGAAGAGAGAAGAGTATTGTTTGGTCGTCAAAAAAGATATCCGGGTAAAGACGATAATGGTGATCCATTTAAAGCAATAAGAGTGGCTAGAATTCCTTTATTTCTTTTTGAAAAACCAGAAGAGGTAGAAGAAACAATTCCAGTAGAGAGCGACGAAGATGTTATATAAATATTATGGTCCACCTGGAACAGGCAAGACATATAGATTAATTAGTAGAGCAAGAGCATATGTTAGAAAATATAAGCTACCTTTGAATAGAATAGGATACTTTGCATTTACTAAGAAGGCTGCAGATGAGGCAAAAAATAGAATGCCTTTTGAGGATAAAAAACTAACTTATTTTAGAACACTTCACTCACTTGCATTTGAATGTTTAGCGATGAACAAAGAAGATATAATGCAGCCATATCACTATGAAGAATTAGGTAAAAGTTTAAATCTACAAATAAAATTTTATGACAGATATAATAAAGATGAATCGTTTTATTTAGGTTTTGAAAACCCATACTTTCAAATTATACAAAGAGCATTTAATAAATGTATAGATCTTAAAGAAGAATTTAATTTAGAAGAGCATGATCCAAAACATATAAATTGGACGACACTAAACCATATAAATAAAAATTTAATTAATTACAAAGACAAGAAAGAAAAATTTGAATTCAACGACATGATATACATGTTAATAAACAAACCAGAAAAAATACCAGAGTTTGATGTTATATTTATAGATGAAGCTCAAGACCTATCACCATTGCAGTGGAAACTATTTGATATTTTAAAAACTAAAACGAAAGACATGTATCTTGCAGGTGACGATGACCAGGCGATCTTTGCATGGGCTGGAGCAGATGTAAATAGATTTATAAAAGAGCCTGCAAAAGAAAAAGTTTTAATCTACTCAAAAAGAATATCTAGAACTGTACAAGAACAATCTAAGATAGCTATTGGAAACATATCTGGAGTTAAGAAAAATAAAAAATATTATCCACGAGACTACGAAGGTCTTTGTGAAGAAATATATAACCTAAACGAAATAGATTTAACAAAAGGTAAATGGTTAATTCTTGCAAGAACTGTATCAAAACTATTAAAGATAGAAGATATTTTAAAAGAAAAAGGTTTATATTTTGAAAGAAATAAAGGAAAAAGTATTACAGTTTCTTTATATAAAGCAGTAAAAAATTATGAACGTTGGCGTAAAGGAGAAGAACTGACAGAAGAAGAGACAAACGATATTAAAGGTTACATAGGAAATGTAAAATGGAATAAAAAAGAAAACTGGTTTAGTGCATTTGCTTTAACAGATAAAGATGAAGAAGAAGAGAAAGAATATTTAGTACGTTTATTTGAAAACAAAGAAGATTTAGAATCAAAAGCAAGAATATGGGTTTCTACTATCCACGCTATTAAAGGTGGTGAACAAGATAATTTAATTCTCTGTACAGATCTTGGTGACAAGATAATTAAATCGATGAATCGAAGCGATGATAAAGCAGATGAAGAACATAGAGTTTGGTATGTTGCCTATACACGTGCAAGAAACAATCTCTATACATTTAAACTAGCAAACAAAACAAGAAAGGCCTACCCAATAACATGACAGATAAAAGTATATTTAAAGATGTATTTCCACAAGATAAACAAATCGGAGGATCTCATTATAAATCGTTTCACATTCAACCATATGAATTTATTTCTAAGAATGACCTTTCCTTTTTTCAGGGAAACGTTATAAAGTATGTGTGTCGTTATAAAAATAAAAACGGCATAGAAGATTTAGAAAAAATAATTCATTACTGTGAATTAGAAAAGAAGAAACTGAAAGATATGGAAAAGAAAAAGTGATTGTTCCACAAACAGAATGGATTTTTCCAAAAGAATATCCCGATCTAAGATCAGCTGATGAAATTGCAATTGACTTAGAGACAAGAGATCCAGATTTAAAATCAACAGGCTCTGGAGCGATATCAGGTAATGGTGAGATTGTAGGTTTTGCTGTAGCAGTAGATGGTTATAAAAATTATTTTCCTATTGCACATGAACAAGGACCTAACATGGATAGAAAGAAAACTATTGAATGGTTTAAAGATATCTGTGAATCACCAGCTACAAAAATCTTTCACAATGCAATGTACGACGTATGTTGGATACGTAATTTAGGTATAAAAATCAATGGTTTAATTATAGATACTATGATTGCATCATCATTAATTGATGAAAATAGATTCTCATACACATTAAATACTTTGTCTTGGCATCACCTTGGTGAAGGAAAGAGTGAAGCAAGATTAAATCAAGCAGCAAAAGAAAGAGGGTTGGATCCTAAAGCTGATATGTGGAGAATGCCTGCAATGGAAGTTGGTGGCTATGCTGAGAAAGATGCTGAACTAACTTTAAAACTTTGGCACAAATTAAAAAAAATAATTGTAGAAGATAACTTACAGGATATATTTAATCTTGAGACTGATCTGTTTCCTTGTTTAGTCGATATGCGCCACCTAGGTGTTCGGGTAGATATCGAGAAAGCCAATCAATTGAAAACAGCACTGGCAGTAAAAGAAGAAAACCTATTACAACAAGTGAAAATAGAAACAGGAGTAGATACTCAGATATGGGCTGCAGCAAGCATTGCCAAAGTTTTTGATAAACTGAAGCTACCTTATACCCGAACTGAAAAGACAAACTCTCCTTCATTTACTAAAAATTTTATTTCTAATCATGCTAATCCTGTAGTTAACATGATAGCAGAAGCAAGAAAAATAAACAAGGTTAGAACTACATTTATAGATACCATTTTAAAACATGAACACAAAGGTAGAATTCATGCAGACATAAATCAAATACGATCTGATGATGGTGGCACGGTTACAGGTCGCTTTAGTTATTCTAATCCAAACCTACAGCAGATACCAGCCAGGGATCCGGAAACAGGGCCTTTACTTAGAAGTTTATTTATACCAGAAGAAGGTATGAAATGGGGTACATTTGATTACTCGCAACAGGAACCAAGACTTGTTGCACACTATGCTTTAAAATTTTCTTTACCATCTGTAAATCAAATTGCAGACTCATACGAAAACGATCCATCGACAGACTTTCACAAGATTGTTGCAGAGATGGCTAAGATTCCAAGATCGCAAGCTAAGACAATTAACTTAGGTTTGTTTTATGGTATGGGTAAAGCAAAACTACAAGGAGAACTTGGAGTGTCAAAAGAAAAATCAGAAGAATTATTTACAAAGTATCATAGCGAGGCACCTTTTGTTAAACAGTTAATGAATAAAGTTATGAAAGCTGCAGAGTCTAGAGGACAAATCAAAACTCTACTTGGTAGAAGATGTAGGTTTCCTAAATACGAACCAGTATTACGAGGAGCGGATTGGGGAACATACGTACCACCTGAAGATCATGAACGTATGTTAGAACTACAAGAGATGGGTCCACATCTAAAAGACTTTGAAGGTAATATTGTAAAAGACAAAGATGGTAAACCTAAACGAAACTATTGGCATCAAAATTCTACACGTAGAGCTTTTACATACAAAGCATTAAATAAATTAATTCAAGGTAGTGCAGCTGATATGACAAAGAAAGCTATGGTAGAATTATATAAAGAAGGTTTAGTAGCACATATACAAATACATGATGAATTAGATTTTTCTATTGAGTCAGAAGAACAAGCTAAAAGAATAAAAGATGTGATGGAAAATGCAGTTGACTTAGAAGTACCAAACAAGGTAGACTATGAATCTGGCCCTAATTGGGGTGAAATAAAATGATTTATTATGTCTTACTTAAATGCTAATATACCGCCGATTTATTGTAAAATAAGGAGAGAATATCTTTATGACATGGATGAAAAATATAAAAAAGATTATCGTGACTGTGTTATCTTTGGTCTTAGTTCCATTTCAGGTCGCGCACTCTTATTTAATGTCATGCTACCCAATGGTGCGTGCTATTGGCGTTTGCCTATCTCAGCGTTTTTCCAAAAACAGTATGACCGAGCCGATGTGCCGGATATGCAGACGGACGAGTTACAATTGTGGAACAGTTTTAGTTATTGGCCTAGTGTTCATTGCTTTGATTGGCTGGATGGTGTAAACGGAAAATATCTAGGTAGAGATAAAAAATTTTATAAAG